CTATCGCCGCCTCACCGCCCAGGACAAGATTATTTACTATCGCGATTGGACCAACGACGAGGAGGACAACGATCTCCTGCTGAACCAGAAAGACCCGTCGAGCCAGGGCCTGATCTCATCCGGAAAAGCTGGCAAGCTGGACGAGAGTTGCGTCGTCTACCATCTGCCCTTCGACACACTCCAGAAGCGCGGCAACGGCCTGCTATCGAGCGCTCTCGACTGGTCGAAAGAGCATCGCCGCTTCATGGAAGCCCGCGTCGCCATCACCCAGGCGCTTGCGAAGTTCGCCTGGAAAGGCAAAGTCAAAGGCGGCCAGGGCATCATTAACCAGCTCCAGAATAAACTCACATCGACTTACGCGACTGCCGGGATGACCCAGGTTGAACGTCACCCACAGACCGCGCCTGGTGGCACCTGGTTGGAGAATGCCGGCGTAGATCTCGCGCCGATGCCGCGAGCCTCCGGAGCCGGGGATGCCCGCTCGGACGGCGATCAGTTGAAGCTGATGACCTGCGCCGCCACCGGCATCATGCTGCACTACTTCGGCGACCCTTCGACCGGCAACCTGGCCACCGCCACCGCGATGGAGTTGCCGATGCTCAAACAATTCCAGAGCTACCAGGCTTTGTGGCAGGACGCTCTGCGGGACATTTTCTCGATTGCCATGGATGAAGACCCCGACGAACCCGCCCAGCTCGACATCACGCTGCCACCGATCCTGCTCGACGATCTCCGCAAGATCGGCCAGTTCATCTCGGCCGTCGCTGTTGTGTTCCCAGAGATCCGCGTGCCGGCGGTGTTGCGATCGCTTTTGAGTTCCCTGAACGTCGCCAACATCGACGAAGTGATGGAAGAGGTCGAAAACAAGCAGGGCGAACTGGCGCTGATGGATCAGCAGAATAAAGCCCACCAGTTGAAGTTGGCGGCTGCCAAGAGCGCCGGCAACGATCCCAGCGATCCAGATCTCAACCAGGCCGATCCTGCGGCGCCAGCAGTCCCTGGAGGCAACGCGGCGCCCGATAATGGGGATCTCGGCTACGGCTCGACCGAAAGCGCGCGGCAGACGAAGGCGCTAAACCGGCTGGCGAAGGTTTTGGAAGAGGCGAGCCGATGAGTACGCGACGAATGGCCGAGGTGATTTTGCGCGAGGACGCGATCCGCCGGCTGAACAGCGGACGGGAGGTCACCATTCGACTCCCGGACTGTGACATCGATCTCAAGTTCGATCCCCTGGCCCGCGTTGGCGGCGGTGGTTCCCTCGAAGACACAATCGTCGACATGCTCGGCTGGAAAGGCGAAGGCCGGCGCAGGTGAAGACGCAGACCCGCATTACCGAGACCCTCGCCGAGTTTCTGGAGAAAGCCCAGCGCCCCGGATTGCTTGGCCTCGTCGGTAAGACGGTGCAGAAGCGCTGCCAACGGGATCTTGAAACCTATTTCAAAGCGCTCGGCAAAAGAGTTGTCGAGATGAAGTTCGAAGCCCTGGCTGATCCCGATCGCGGAATCGGTGCCGAGCATGCCGGGCACGCGGTCACGATGCGAATGCACAACCTGCTGCGCAACCGCAGGCCGCTCCTGACGGCACTCTTGCAGGTCAACATCATCTCCGCCATCGAAACGGCGAACAAGATCTCGCTCGTCGCCGAAGCCGAAGCCGACGCGGACGAGCCGCCCGTGACAGAATATCCAGGTATGACTGCGGACCAGGCAGCGGCCTACGCGGCAGAACAGGTCAACGACACTATTGTGGGGATCGACGCGACGACCCTCGAATCGGTTGCCGATGCCGTGAGCGCCGGGATCTCACAACGCCTGGGCGTGCCGGGCACGGCGAAGCTGATCAAAGACGTGGTCGACGGGATGTCCACCTGGCGGGCAGAGATGATCGCTTCAACCGAGATGAACGACGCCATGAGCCAGGCCTATCTCGGGAAGCTAAAACGTAACGCCGTCGAGATGAAGCAGTGGATTCTCGGCCCAAATGCCTGCGACCAGTGTGTCGATAACGCCGAGGCCTCGCCGATCCCGGTGGACGACGACTTCCCTTCCGGCGACGATGCCCCGCCAGCACACCCGAATTGCGTCTGTGCTGTGGCCGGCGCGAGGATGATTTGACCGCAGCCATTCAACGCTTTGTCGCCGGACACGAAGGCCTGTTTCTGATGCTCCTGCTCTTCATCGCCGCGCTCGTTGCCGACCGCACGTGAAAGGACTCCCATGAAACTCCAATTTATTTCTCAACAGCACGTCGAAGAGGCGGTGAAGTTCCTCGCCGGCAAAGGGCACCTTCCCTACACCGACGCCAGCGGCAAACCGAATCACCGGCTCATGGGCGCAGCCTGGGCCGCGCTGCACGGCGGCTATCGCGGCAACAAGTACGAAGGCAAAGACAAGACCGCCGCGCTCGTCAAGTTGAAGGGCGTCTACAAGTCGGAAAAGATGGAATTGCCGACCGAGAGTTTCTCGCTCGACGGCGAGTTTTTCCAGGAGGCGCTCGCCTCCTCCGATTCGTTGAACCGTATCTACTGGCAGGTTTCGGATGCGATTAACGCGAACATTCAAGCCGGCACAGACATGGACTGCGACGACGATGGAGCCGACGATGCGGGGCAGTGTTCATGTGGCTGCCGGTGCGGCCACAGTTACGACTGCAAGTGCTGCTCGAATTGTGGGTGCACTTACCCACAAACAGCTTGCATCCTCGATTTCTTCCCGCAGCAGGTCGTTTATTCCATGAACGGCGGAATGTTTCAGTGTGACTGGGTAATCGACGCCGATGGGGACGTGAAACTTGGCACCCCGATCGCAGTCGAGACCAGCTACACGCCGGTCGAGTCGAGCGAAACCCACGAATCGTTCCGAGTGATGGCCTGCAACGCGCTACCGCTGCAGGAGTCGGCCTACGACGCGGCGTCCGGCAAGCTGAAGATCACCATCATCAAGCCCGGCCTGAACAAATCGAAAGCCCGCTTCTATCCCGCCGAAACCCTGAAACGCGACTTTCACGTCTTTGAAGGCGCGAAGATGTTCGCCGATCACCAGTCGGACAAAGAAGCGAAAGACAAGCCCGAGGGCTCAGTCAATAACTGGGTAGCCTCGCTCAAAAACGTGCATGCGGAATCGGACGGCACTCTCGCCGGCGATGCCTTCGTCATCGATCCTCCCTTTAAGGCGAAACTCGATGCGCTGAACAAACAGGGACTTTTACACGAAATGGGCGTCTCGATCCGAGCGATCGGGGAAGCCAGCGAGCAAGAACGGGAAGGCGTCACGACGAACGTCGTCGAGTCGCTCATCGCCGCGCGCTCGGTCGATTTCGTCACCTACGCTGGCGCGGGCGGCCAGATCGAGGCGATGGAATCAGCAACGCAGGACAACCTGAACGATGTGGACCTGGTCACCGAAGCAGTACTCCGCCAACGGCGTCCGGACCTTATCAGCCTGGTTGAAAAACACGCCCAGGAGATCACGATGAAATCAGTTGAGCAGCAGTTGCAGGAATCCCAAGCCCAGGTCGCGACGCTCACCACGGCGAACAAAGACCTGACCACCAAGTTCGAGGAAGCCCAGAAGGCCGCCGCCAAAGCCACCGTCTCCGCCGAGATCACGAAGCTGTTGTCCGAATCGAAGCTGCCGGCGATCTCGCAGGACCGGGTCCGCAAGCAGTTCGCCGAAGCGACCGAAGTCAAAGGCATCGCCGAAGCGATCAAGGAAGAGCAGGACTACGTGAAGCAACTCGGCGGCGGCAAGAGCGCCCCGAAGAACCTGGGCGCAGCCGACAACGGCACGACCCGCGAGAGCGACACGACCGACCACAAGGCCAATCTCGAAGAGGCTTTCAAGCTCATGCCCGGCATGAGTGACAAAGACGCGAAGCTCGCAGCGCGCCTCTAAGTCAGGCAAGAACAGGCCACACCTCACCACCAACAATTTCGTTCGAAGAAAAGGTCCTGGGCGGATAGCTCCAGGCCGAAGGAGAAAACCGTCCCATGAAGAACTTTTACGAAACTGGAGACAACCTGCAATTCGTTGCTTCCCAAATCGTGTGCCCGCAGCACGCTTCGGGCGACACTTACACCAACCTGGTCGGCCCCGGCGAAGGCGCGACGACTCCGATCAACCTGGTCCAATCCGGCGATCCCTGCCTCATCGGCCGCATCGTCGGCGTCTCGAACATGGACGCGGTGTTCTCGACGGATCTGATCACCGTTTCCACCCGCGGCGTCTACTCGTTCTCGGTGACCTCGGCGTTTCCGCGTGGCATCCACGTCGGCGAAACCATTTACATCGACGCGCTGCTGGCCACGCTCAGCGACAACCAGAACTCGACCAACGGCGGCATCCCGTTCGGCGTGGCGCTTCAATCGGTTGCGGCCGGCGCGACCTCGACCATCCTGGTCAAGTTGTTCTCGCAGACGCCGGATTCGAACGGCCTGCAAGGCGGCATCGGCAGCTAGTTCGTTTTTCGTTTTTCCCTTTCCGCAGGTCGGGCCTCACCGCCCGGCCTGTTCTTTTTGCATTTCGTTCCACAAATTCACACCGGCCTCGGCGCCGGCTGAGGAGACAATACCATGGATTTTCTAGAACTCTTGGAGCAAGGCGGAAAGCTGGAGTCCAGCCTCTCCGATGTCCGGCACCGTATCGCACACTTCGACGAGAAGCTCACCAAGTTCATCGAGCTGTGCGCCAACAAAGATGGCATGAGTTCGGCAAAATGGACTTACCTGCTGAAAGAAGCTGAAACCACGGCCGACTTCCCGTACCTGTTCGGGACGGTCCTCGAACGCAGCCTCTACGCCAAATACAAGGCGCAGACGCCCGACTGGCGCGACTACATCAAGGTCGGGACGCAGAACGACTTCCGCCCGGCCTGGTTGCTCGGCGTGAACGGCCTGCAGGGAACCTTGCCGCAAGTGGCACTGCGCGGCGAGTACCCGAACGACGGCGCGCTGGTCGATGGCAAAGTGCAGATCATCCTCGCCAAGTACGGGCGGGAATTCGGCCTGGCGTGGGAAACGCTGATCAACGACGACCTCGGAGCCTTCTCCGATCTCGCCGAGCGCTTCGCGACGGCCGCCATGCGGTCGGAGTACAAGTTCGCGACGCAGCTCTATGCGACGGCAACCGGCCCGAACCCGGCACTGTTCGGCGCTCCGATCCTGCCGCCTCTCTATCCCGCGGGCGCGCCCACGGTCACCAACCTGTTCTCCGGATCGGGTTCGGTGTTTTCGATCACCAACCTCGGCGCGGCCGCGGCAGCGATGCGGCGCTTCGTCGACTACGACGGTCAGCCCGTGATCTTCGACGGTTTCGAGCTGGTCGTTCCCCCAGTGCTCGAAATTCCGATGTTGCAGTCCTTGAACCCAGCGAACATCATCCAGTCCGGTGGCGATTCGACGGCGGGAGCGAAACCCCAGATCCGCAGCTCGTCCAACACGGTGCCGATGCTGAACATCACCGGCCACGTGAACCCGTATCTGCCAATCGTCGACCTGACAGGGCGCCCGACCTGGTACCTGTTCGGCAAGCTCACCAACTCCGGCTATGCGGCCCGCGTGAACTTCCTGCGCGGACACGAGACGCCAGAACTCTGTATGAAGAACCCGAACAAGATCGCCCTCGGCGGCGCCAGCATGAGCCCGCTTGAAGGCGACTACGAGTCGGACGCGATCCGCTGGAGAATTCGTCACATCTTCGGCGGCGCCGTGGTTGACCCGAACTACGCCGCGGCCTTCATCGGTCAGTAAGACCCAGAGGTCAGCAGCCTAGTTTCGTGGTCCGGGAGCCGCGGGGTTCCTCGTCAAAGAGACCCCTTCCCCGCGGCTCCTGTTTTT